TGCTATGGGCTGCAGCACACAGCGCAGCGTTCAGAGATCGAGGGCCGAAGTGGTCAAAGTTAGCCAGGCTACTCAAGGTAAATCGCAAGACAGTGAAGGCAAATTATGAGCGAGCATTGCTGCGTTTGTATTATTTGAAAAATCAAAATTGAGTCGGTTCAAAAAAAGGAGTTGCCGAATGACCCGAAATGGCCGTAGGTTTTCTTACGATGGACGCGCTTTGACCCTGATGGATCATGGCGTGTTTTTTTATTCTCCCTGTGTAACTCAGCTGCTGCAGAAATGCGGCAGCTTTTTTTAGGATTGTTATGTTGGGCATGGTCTATTTTTTTAAACAGGAAATCGAATGGCAGGTAAACTCTCCAAGGCAAAGATGCAGCTGGTCTGCGATGAGCTGGCTAAAGGTAAAAGCTTACGCTCGATCTGCGATCACAACGATAAGATGCCGCATTGGGTGACAGTACTCCAGGCTGTGCAGCGTGATGAGGATCAGCACGAGATGTATGTGAGAGCCAGAGCGATTGGAGCTGAGATCCTGGCTGATGAGATGTTCGATCTTGCCAGACTACCATTGGATGGATTTGATAAGCAGACGTTGAATGCTGAAGTACAGCGAAGGCGTGTTGAGATTGATACGATGAAGTGGTGCTTTGCACGGATGCAGCCAAGAGGCATTCGTAACAAGGCTGAAGACACAGCAGCTGCTAACACCATTACGCTCAATTGGGGAGGCGGCGTAGATCAGACGGCGATCAGTCAGACCGAAAATTTGGAGACAGCAACAGTGCTGCAACTTGTGGAGGGTAGCGATGCCGAAAAAAAAGAAAGTTAAATCGACAGCGAACTCGAACAGATTGAAGCAGGTTGCCCAGGTGAAGAAGGCAACCAAGAAGCGATTGATGCGTGGCAGTTATTGATGGCACGAGACTACCAGGCTGAGTACGCAGCTGAAACACCAAGCAGAAGGAAGAAGAGAGCATCGAGGAACAGAGCACGCTATCGGATGATGCAAGCTGGTAGAGTTAGTAAAGGTGATGGCAAGGATGTAGATCATCGCAATGGCAATGCGTTGGATAATGCTGCTGGGAATATCAGAGTGTTGTCGAGAGCAGCTAATCTCAAGCGTAAGCGTAAAGGACTGATGACAGCATGATAGAGTTGGTAGGGCTGATAGCACAGCTGATAATATACTTGGTGTAGATGCAGCAAGCTGACAGTGGCTTAGGGATAATAGTGGTGCTGATGTTTGTGATGGCGTTAGTGATGACAAGGTGTAGCTGAACAGTGTGTGTCTGAGTCAGCCTGGCATAGCAGCTCGCGCGCGATGTCAGCCAGGATCGCAGCAGCTGGGCATGGCATGGCACCCCCCTGGATGTTTATTTAGATTTTATGACCAGTGATAAACCAGAGCTGCACGCCAGGCCATAGTCACTATGGCTTGACCCTCGGTTTACTACACTGAGGGGGGTGGGGTAGGTATTTATTTTCAAAATTTCGGTCACCCCCGTACCCCCTGGAGATTGGGCGCTGGGTCTTATAGCGTATATACTTTTTTAGAACCTTTGGAGCCTCTGTCTGATGGAATGTTGGCACTGTAAAAAAGATCTTATATGGAACGCAGATCACGATATTAGCCATGAGGATGAAATCTATCAGATGGAGACACATTTGAGTTGCCCAGGCTGTGATAGTTTCTATGTGGTGCATTTACCTAAAGAGCTCCATGCCTGAGATAACAATTCCATACACGCCGCGTCCGCTTCAGGCAGAACTACACAAGCAGCTGGATAATTACCGCTGGAGTGTTGTTGTCTGCCATCGCAGGTTCGGCAAGACTGTATGCCTTTTAAATCATCTTCTAAGGGCTGCGATACTGTCTACAAAGCAGAACCCCAGGTTTCACTACCTAACGGCCAGCTACAAGATGGCAAAACAGGTAAGCTGGGATTATATGCATCAATTTGCTGGAGCGATACCAGGGGCTAAGTTCAACGAGACTGAGCTCAGGTGTGATCTGCCGAATGGTGCCAGGATACAGCTGTTGGGTGGCGAGGACGAAAGTAGGCTGAGGGGAATGTACTCAGACGGCATCGTGATGGATGAAATGGGATTACTTTCAGAAACGATCTTTACTGAGGTGATCAGGCCGATGTTGGTAGATCGCCAGGGCTGGTGCTGCATGGTAGGCACGCCATCTGGACATAATTTGTTTTATGACTATTGGCAACTGGCCGCTGATGACCCTGATTGGTATCGGGTTATGTACAAGGCATCGGAAACAAATATTTTACCCCAGGCAGAACTCGATGCTGCCAGGACATCGATGAATGATGATGCATACAGGCAGGAATTTGAATGTAGTTTTGAGGCGGCAACGCCTGGAGCTGTGTATGCCAAGGAATTACAGGAAATCGAGGAAAAGGGACAAATTACTCATGTGCCTTACGATTCGACTTATCGTGTAGACACATATTTTGATTTGGGTGTGAATGACGCGACAAGCGTTATCTTTACCCAATCGGTAGGTCGAGCGTTACACGTCATTGATTATTTTGAAGCACGAAACGAGGGCTTACCGTTTTATGCGAGGATGCTAGATGAAAAAGGTTATCTCTACGGTACGCACCACGCTCCTTGGGATATTGAAGTGCGTGAAATGGGCAGTGGAAAAAGCCGCCGCGAAGTTGCATATGATTTGGGTATCAATTTCAAAGTGGTTCCAAAACTTCCAATAGAGGATGGGATACACGCAGCCAAGATGCTGATACCGCGTACCTGGTTTGATCGTGAGAACTGTCACCAGCTGCTGGAGGCACTCAGGTTTTACCATAGAGTTTACGATCCAAAAAATCGGATGTTTAGATCGAAGCCAAAACATGATTGGTCAAGTCACGGCAGTGACTGCTGGCGTTATGCCGCAATATCAGAGAGATCCGCACCAAATAGTACAACACCACCCCAGGCATTTGCCGAAAGTAGTTACAACCCATTAGAGGCCATACAATGAGTTTTTTATCACCAAAAGCGAGTACACCACCACCGCCACAGGTTCCACCCCCAGCACCCTTGCCGCCCATCGAGCCTATCAAGGCTGAGGGAACAGCAAGTGCACGGGATAAAGAGCGTGTACGGCGTAAAAGAGGTGTGAGCAGCACTATTCTGACAGGCCCAAGAGGTCTGCTGCCTGAGCAGATGCCAGTAACCTCACCTAGTTTACTGGGTGGCAGCTGATGTCTTTTGGTGCAGGTGCTGCGGAAGGGTTCGAGACAGAGGATGCTGAAGGCAATGTTCGGGTAGGATCTGGCCGCGCCTCAGATGAAGGGGGCCGCATGGAATTATACCACCGCCGCCATGATCCAATGGCACCAGGTGATAGCCCAGAAGGCACTGGCGGTATGATGGGGCGGCCTACATTCAACCAGGCGTTTACATACCATGCTTCTGATAAATTTAGCCCTGCTCAAAATGCAGCACGCGTTGCACTTGGTATACTGCCAGGTGCTGGGGCTGCTCAGTTGTTAATGGCAGTAGGCGCGGCAGCAAATGATATGTCTGGTGACCCCGAAACCTTTGGACAGGAACAAACGGGAGATCCAAATCCTGCCGATACTGATTACGGCAATGATATGGTAGTTCAGAAAAAAAGGGTGGCCTCAACACAAGGAGCAGCTGCTCCAGGTACAACTGCAGCATCAGGCGTAAAGCCGAATGCAGCAACATCAATCGGCGGCAGCAAAGACAGCTCCCCAACACGCACCCGCACAGCTGCGGGCGGTCAATCTACCATTTTAACTTCGCCTTATGGCGATCTTAGCCAGGCACCAACCGCTAAAAAAATGTTGTTAGGGGCGTAATATGGCACAAGCAGACAATCAGGCAGTCGTTTTACTTAGAAGGCTTCGCGATCTCGAAGAACAACGCTCAAATTGGGAAACACACTGGCAGGAAGTCGCAGATTATATGCGGCCTCGAAAAGCCGACATTACAAAAAGCAGAACGCCTGGTCAAAAGCGTACTGAGCTGATTTTTGATGGTACAGCTATTCATGCAGCTGAGATGTTAAGTGCATCCCTACATGGAATGCTGACCAATATGAGCACCCCGTGGTTTACTCTGCGCTACACTGAACCTAGTCTTGAAGACGATGACATCGCCAAAGAATGGCTAGAGCTGGCAGAGCAAACTATGTACCAAGCCTTTCAACGCTCTAACTTTCAAGAGCAGGTGCATGAAATGTATGACGATCTTGTGTGCTTCGGAACGGCCATAATGTTTGTCGAAAAAGACGAAACTACCAGTTACCGATTTTCAACCAGGCACATTGCAGAGTGCTTTGTGGCTGAAGATGAGAACGGGCGGGTCAATACAGTTTATAGAAAGTTTAAAATGTCAGCGCGGGCTGCCATGAACCAATTTGGCGATAATGTCAGTGATCGAATTAAGAACGCTGATAAAAAAGATCCGCATGGCATGGTTGAGCTCGTTCATGTGGTATTGCCGCGTGATGATCGCGACATAACAAAGAAAACAGCACAGAAT